TATTTAATCATTTTGATATAAATAAAGAGAGTTTTTATTCATTTTTAGATAAACAAAGATGTCTACAAGATGAAGGAAAAAAAAGCGACTATATTGACGCATACAAAAAAGGACGTACGGAAACAAAGAAGAAAGTTCTCAATAAACTTTTAAAAATGGCCGAGGCCGGAGATAACGCATGCGTTATTTTCGCATCAAAAACATATGGCGGATTAAGAGAAACTAAAGACCTAGATGCGCATGAAATAAGGATAAAAGAATATCAATTAAAGGAACAAGCATTTAGATTGACTACAGAAAAGTTTATAAATGAACTATGTGAAAAACATTCTCTAGACAAAAAAGAAACTTTAGAAACTTTAAATAAGCATTTAGACGCATATGCAACTCGCAAATAAATCACACTATCTTTATAAGTTTGCAGAGATTAGAGAATCTAAAAGATACGCTAATACTGAAGTAGTAAAACAAGATGTTGATTTTCTTAGTTGGTGTAAGAGAGTAAGTCCACAATATGATTTTACTTACGATTGGATTAAGTACGTAGAAAATGAGCAAAATAAGTATAATATTACTTTGTTCAGCATTCCTCCTCAGCACGGTAAAAGCACAGTATTTACTATTCATAAAGCAGCTTATAGACTTATCCATGAGCCTAAACACCGTGGAATTATAATAAGTTATAACGTTGATATAACAGCAAGGTTTCATCGAGAAATATTACAAATATTGGAAAATGAAGGAGTTCAACTTTATTCTAAATCTCAAAAAGAAATAGTTTTAAGTAATAGAATCGGTTCAATATCTTTTTGTGGTTTTCAAGGCGGTATTACTTCTAAACCTGCGGAGTGGATTATCATTGATGACCCAATCAGAAATGCTCAAGATGCTTATTCAACTAATTATCAAGAGATTCTTTGGTCCGGTTTTTCAACGTCAATATTTTCACGTTTGCAAGAAAAGTCTAAGTTAGAGATAACTCAGACGCGTTGGCATGACTGTGATCTTATAGGACAAATAATAACTAAAGATACAGAACTAGGATTACATCTTAAATACAAGTATATTAATCTACCAGCAATATGCGATACTGAGGATGACCCCTTAGGAAGAACCATGGGGCAAGTGTTATGTCCGCAAAGATTTAGTCTAGAAACTATTAAAACAAAAATGCTACTAGCCGAAGGGGATGGGTACGCGCTCTACCAGGGCCGCCCAGCTCCCCCAGAAGGCGCTATGTTTAAAAGTAATGACATAGAAACGCAGACTTTTATTAATCTTGAAGACATTCCAAAATCAACCGTCACTTTCATATCTGTGGACTGTGCTTTTAAAGACACAAGTTCATCGGACTTTGTTGCAATTGGTGTTTATAAATATCATCAAAATAGCGGTATTTTATTTAAAATCAACACTATTAATAAAAAGCTAGACTTTGATGCTACGGTTAATGAATGTGAAAGTTTACTAAGAAGTTACAAATGTCAATTTGCGTTGGTTGAAGACAAAGCCAATGGCTCAGCCGTTATAAATGTGCTTAACAAAAAATTTCCAGGTAAATTTATTGCAATTAATCCAGAAGGCGGGAAGATATCTAGGGCATATGCAGCTCAGCCTTTTATTAAGACTAAAAGATTTAAAATATACAAGAATATGCCAAATTATAACGAGTACATCAATCAGCTTAAGACTTTCCCAAAAGGAACGCATGACGACATGGTTGATGAAACAACACAGGCTATAAATTACATTTGCGCTGAATACTCAGCCCTAGATTTTATGACTGTGTCTCAAAATATGTCGCTATTAAACGGGGTGAGATTTTAATGTTTTCTAGTAAAGCAAGAAAAGAAGCAGACTTATACAAATTTGAATTTCATAAGCTAAAACAAGAATATAATAAAACCAACAGCCTGCTTGAACACTACAAAGGACAAGCTACAAGGCGTGACTCGGTCTATTATAATCTTCGTACGGGTTCAGGAACGATTCAAGATTCAAACGAATCAACGACTTTAAAACCTTTTACTCAATACTCTTTTCAGACTCTTGAAAATCTAGCTGCATGTGATCCTATTATAAGCAAAATACTTCAAACTATAGTGCAATCTGTTTTTAAAAATGAATTTAACATTGTTACTAAAGATGAAAAGTATTTTAAAAAGTTTAGAAAGATATGGGATGATGCGGGGTTAGATGAGTTAACATACGATGGTTATGACAGTGGTAATGTATTTGGACATGCCTTTTTGCTTTTAGATTTAGACGATGGACTAAGCTACACAGACCCTCTAGATATGAAAAAAGTTAAGTCTATTCGTGACATTAAAATGATTAACAGATACTTTTTTGCACCTGACCCAACCGAACGTAACTTTAAATTTGATCCAGTTTACTACTATTTAGTCCAACAGCCTATTTACAGTGGCCTTGATTTAAACAAAGAAGCAGACCTACAAAGATTTTCAGAACAAATTCAAACTCTTGCTCGTGAGAAGATTCACTACACACGCATGTTACCATTTTGGGGCAAGAAGCTTAAACCATATCTTTTCAGATCAAATTTGCATTTTCATGACACATATATAAGAAAGATAGAGCAAGCCGCTAAAAACTATCATATTGCCATGGACAATCTTTCTACTGTCATGAGTAAAATTCCTTACGCGATTGCTAAAATATCTGATTTATCAAATGTACTTTCAGACCCTGAGCAACGTTCTAATTTCTCGGCAAGCATGGCGGTAAGAGAACAAGTAAGAAGTACAAATAATATTAGCGTTATGGATACAAAGGAAGAGTACGAGCTTTATTCACCAACCCTTGCAGGATATGCAGAGGCTATAGATAAGATAGAACGTCGTTTATGTTTCTCTTGCGATATACCTCATGATGTTTTGTTCGGTGAAGGTTCAACGGGTTCAACTACTGGACGTACTGAAAAAACAAACTTTGAAAGATTCATTCAATCAGAACAAAGGATAAAAATAGCTCCTAAAGTTAAGTTTTTTATGGAATTATTTCAACAAGTTTACAATCTTAAAATGCCTGATGATTATGAAATTGTATTTGATCACAGCGAAACTCCTACACAAATAGAAGAATCGCAAACTCTACTTAACAACGCAAATGCTGCCGCATCATTAGCAGACCAAGGCTTTGACTGTAGCGATTATATTACAAGCAGATACCCCCAAATAATTAGAGACAAAGATTTTAGTGACATGGAACTTTTGAAAGATGAATAAAGCGCAGAAAGACAGTGCTAAAATAAAAAGATATGAACTTTCATATAGAGCATGGCTTAGGCGTTTGTTTAAAGAATTTGGTAAGTTTACACTCAATCAAACTCTTAAATCATTACAAGAAGATACTAATTTATCACCTGAGTTAATTGAGTATTTTTATAGTAAAATTAACTTTGACCCTATCAATAAGACCTTTCAGAATATACTAGAACAAAATGAAAAGTTCTTTGAGAAGATAATTTTAGAAACCATAAAACCAACTAAAAGAACGTTTATTCAAACTCTTACAGATGTTACTTTGCCTCAACGAGCTTTGTTTAATTCTTTTACTCAAGAAGATATATCCAAAAAAAGAATAAGCTTTTTTGAACTTGAAAAAGACATTATCAAATCAGAAATGATAAACGATTATACTAAACGTAAAAATAAACTCGATGAATTTAGGCAATCATACCTTTTTAATTCACCTAATAACGTTGAAAAGTTTAAAGACAAATATCCAGAACCTAAATATAAATTTACTGATTCCATGGGTAGAACTCAAATAAATAATCTAAACCGTGACTTGAGTGCAACTTTAGCGACCAACATGGGAGCAAAAGAATGTGAATGGTTAACTTCTGGAGACGAGAGAGTCAGAGAAACTCACAGAGAATTAAATGGTTTAGTTTTTAAATATACCAATCTGCCAGTTGAATATAATGATTATAATTGCAGATGTACATTGCTTCCTATTTTGGAATCAATAGAAGGATTATTCTAATGGTTTACAAAAAAGACTCGTTTAAAATCGACAACTTTAAAATAACATCAAACGGTTATTTAGATATTTCGGGCATAGTAACTAGGAGCGGTGTTTTTAAATATGAAGACGGGGGAGAATTAAGGCCCGCTGCCGAAGTATTCAAACAAGACTCTCTAGATACTATGTTTGCAATACCTGTTACGTGGGAGCATCCGCCAGATTTACTAACAAGCAACACAATCTCTTTGTATGAAAAAGGCTTTGTTGCTTCTAAAGCTGTAGTTGAAAAGACTGATAATGATAGAGGGGTGGTCAAACTTTCTAACATCATTATTAAAGACAAGAATCTTATAGACGAAATTATTAGTAACAATATTAAGCAATTTTCTCTCGGGTACTCTTGTGATTTAGATGAAAAAGTGGGAAAGTTTGATAATGAAGACTTTGTGAGACTACAAAAGAACATAGTCTACAATCATCTTGCAGTTGTTAAAGATGCTCGCTGTGGCGAAGTTTGCTCAATTATTAAGAAAGAGGATTCAATGAGTAAAAAAGAATTTAAGAAAGATTGTGCCTGTCAATCTGAAAAGAGACAGGATGAAAAAGAAAAATCAGAAGAGCTTAAAAAAGAAAAAGAAGAGCTAGAAAAAGTTGAAGAAGAAAAAGACCTTCACGGAAAAGATCCAAAAGCAAAAGAAGAAGTTAAAGAAGATGAAGAAGAAAAAGAACCTTCTTGGACTAAAAAAATGTTTGAACAACATGGGAAAATGCTTGAAGCTTTAGAAAAACTTATCTCTATGCAAAAGTCAGAAGATAAAGAACCTAAGAAAGATGATGATGATCAAGATGATGATCTATATGATTCTAAGAAAAAAGATGAAATGAAAGACGAAGATGAAAAAGAAGAAGAAATGAAAAAAGATAAAAGAAAAGATTCTGTCAAAGAAACTATTTCTTCTTTTAAATTCGAATCTAATAATCAAACTCGTACAGACTCTGAAACTTTCAAAACGTATAATCGTGATGACTTTTTAAAATCTCTGCTTAACAAAGGAGCAAAATAATGGGATACATTAATAACATTGAACCAGTTGCGTTTATCGCGGGTCAACTTGCTGACTCTAATCCTTACTCTATCATTTCAAACGCCAATACTTATACAACAGGCATTCCTTTTGGTGTTGCTATGAAATTAGATAGTACAGATCAAGGTTATGACTTACCCGTATCTTCTGGCGACATTACAAACCGTATGGCTGTAAACTTAATTATTAACCGTAATAAATTTTATCAAAATGACGTTGCTCTTAATCCTTTAATCACTGGCAATACTACTGTTCCAGTTGGTTCCGAAGCCGCTGGTTTAACTTTTGGATACGTTGCTGTAACCGTCGAACAAGCCGTTCTTTTAGGCGACCCTTGTTTCATTCGTTTTGCTAATGGTAATGGGGGTTTTGTTCAAAAAGGCGCATTTAGAAAAGACGCTGATACAGTTTCCGCCGCTGCAACCGCCGCCGTTCACCCGACTTGGTACTATGCTAGTGCCGCTACTGCTGGTTCAATCGCAATTGTTTGCGTTAAATAAGTAAAGGAAAAAATAAAATGGTTGATATTAATTTAGTTAAACAGATGAGAAAAGATTCTAAAGATATTGAAGCTTTATTCTCTAACGATAATGACTCTAGACACCTATATAATGAGTTTGTTTTAGGCGTGTCAGAAAAAGCTTGGGACAAACCTTTAAGAAATGGAAAACGTTTCGATGCTAACTCTTCGTTAGCACTTTATGAACTTTCTCTTTCAATTGACCAACGCATCATCCAACAAGCAGTTGAGCAAAGTTATCTTCGTACAAGCTTTGTTAACTATCCTGGTCAAAAGATATTTGATGAGTACACAGGTATTCAACCTAGTGACACTCTTTATATGCCTCTTCAATTAGAAGCTTCTGGTTTTGACAGAACAGCTACAAACAAAAGCAGCAAAATTAAACCATCTACCAACCCAAATGAAATTAAAGCTATCAAAGCGGCTGTCAGCCCTTTGCGTAGACCAATTCTTCAATTTCAAGAAGGCTTCGAGCTTACACTTGGGGATCTTGAATTAGCTTCTTACCGTAATATTCCTTTGCAAGATGCTTTGACCAAACGTGTTGCTCGTGACTTGATGATGGAAGAACAAGATTTTGCTTTTAATTATCAAGCTCCAGGAACTTACGTTAGCCCAGAAGAAAATGGACTTTTCTATAATACTGCAATTTCTACCGCTATTTCTTGGACTGCCGGAGCTTTGTTAGCTTCTGGTACTACAGGTCGTGCAATTGTTGATGAGTTTGTTCGCATTCGTGGTGTAATCATCACAGCAACTCAAAATGTATTTGCTGGTATAAATTTACCTTTATGTGTTCTTATGTCTCCAGCAAACGTAAATGCGTTAACTAGAACTTTCTCGGACTTAGAAGGTCGTTCAGCTCTTTCTTATTTAACTGAAAGAGAAATTCATGTAGCTGGTTTACCAACTATTGGTGCAAATCAATCATTCTTTTATTACAAAGATTTTGAGAATATTGAAATTTCAACTTCTCGTATGGTTGAAGCTCAACCTCAATCTTATAATGCTAAAACTACAAGCTGGTTCTTTCCTTATAGAAATGTAACCGCAGGGTGCACGGTAAAGAAAAAGGAATCAATTTATTCTGTAGCAGGAATGAATCCATAAAAAGGTAATTTATGACAATTCCAACACTGTTAGAAGCAAAAGAATTTTTTCAAAGTGATATTTATATTTCAGCAATACCGGATGTACGTATCACTTATTGGATTAATGATATTGCTGATAAAGGGATTATAGATTCTAATGATTTTGGTAAATTATATTTTAATGCTTTCATGAATATGTTAGGACATTATTTATTAATCTACGAAACAAATACAGTTTCTTATCGTGGGATTGTCATAAATGAGCATACTGCTCAAGTTTCTCGTGGGTTTAAAGCTCTAACATATTCATGAA